CTATTAGTGTTAGCTACATGGGCTACTATGCACTTACAAGGTATTGCAACACCTGAGGTAGATAACTTTGCTAGTGCTGTAGGATTCTATTTATTCGGTGAAAGAAGTTTATTTTACATTAAGAAGAAATGAAGTTAAGTCCTAATTTTAGTTTAGAAGAACTTACTTTTAGTCAAGTAGCATCAAGAAGAGGGTTAAATAATACTCCTTCAGATAAAGTAAAGGATAACTTAGAAAGACTTGCATTCTTTTTAGAACAAATTCGTAAACTATTTAATAAACCACTCCTGATTAGTTCAGGGTATAGATCGAGGGAAGTCAATGAAGCAGTGGGTGGAAGTAAAACATCACAACATTGTGAAGGATGTGCAGCTGACTTTAATGTCAAGGGAATGTCTCCTAATGCAGTGGTTAGAGCCATTGTCGATAATGGTATCCCTTACGATCAGGTTATACTAGAATTTGATAGTTGGGTACATATTTCTATTCCAACTGTTAAAGGAGCAACACCAAGGAAGCAAGCTTTAATTATAGATAACAAAGGGAAGAGAGAGTTTAAGTGAAGAAACCTACAACAAAGCTAGGGAAACAGAATAAGATTAGCAAAGTGATGCGTGAGTTTAAAGCAGGTACATTAAACACTGGCTCTAAGAAAGGTCCTGTTGTTAAGTCTAAAAAACAAGCTATTGCAATTGCATTATCACAAGCAGGTATGTCTAAAAAGAAAGGTAAATAATTATGCCAATGGTCGGAATGAAAAAATTTAGTTATACATCTAAAGGTAAAAAAGAAGCTAAAGAGTACGCAAAGAAAACTGGTAAGAAAATGGTTTCTAAACCTAAAAAGACTGGTGCAAAGCGTGGCTACTAAGCAAGGACTCTATGCTAACATCCATGCTAAGCGTAAAAGAATAGCAGCAGGATCAGGTGAGAAGATGCGTAAGGTGGGGTCTAAAGGGGCTCCCACTGCTAAAGCATTTAAACAAAGTGCTAAAACAGCGAGGAAGAAATGATTAAAAAAGGCAAAGAAACTTTTAGTGGTTTTAATAAACCAAAGAAAACTCCAAGCCACCCTACTAAGAGTCATGCAGTGGTTGCTAAAGTGGGGGAAAAAGAAAAGTTAATTAGATTTGGTCAGCAAGGGGTTAGTGGTGCAGGATCTGCCCCTAAAACAACTTCTGAGAAAGCAAGACAAAAGTCTTTTAAAGCAAGGCACGCTAAGAACATAGCAAAAGGTAAGATGTCAGCGGCATATTGGGCTGACAAAGTAAAATGGTAATAAATTAGTTGACAAATAGCCATTCTTATGGTATAATTGTTGTATATACTGGGAAAATAACACATGACTTATTTAGAAATTGTCAATAAGGTTTTAAAAAGATTAAGGGAACCAACAGTGGCTTCTGTAAGTGAAAACTCATACAGCTCATTGATTGGTGACTTAGTTAATGTCGCTAAGCGAGAAATTGAAGATGCTTGGAATTGGTCAACTTTAAGAACTACTCTTACAGCTACCACTGCTCCTGATCTCTTCAACTATGTGCTTCGTGGTGCTGGAACTCGTTTTAGAGTTTTAGAGATTATTAATGACACTGATAATGTGTTCTTATATCCTAGAGATAGTAAATGGTTTGAAAGAAGCCTATTAATGTCTCCTGTACAAAAAGGAAGCCCATTATACTACAATTTTAACGGTGTTAACACTTATGGTGATACTCAAGTGGATGTATTCCCTGTACCTGATGGTGTTTATACATTACGCTTTAATGTGGTAATGCCACAAGATGATTTAACTTTAGATACTGAAGTAGTACAAATACCTTATACTCTTCTTATTGAAGGTACTCTTGCAAGAGCAATTGCTGAGAGAGGTGAGGAAGGTGGAACCCAAGATCAAGAAATGCGTTACAGAAATATGTTAGCAGACTTAATTGCAATTGAAGCTGGTACTCGTCCTGAAGAAACTACTTGGTATCCTCAATAATGGCTGGAACATTAAAAACTACTTCTATAGCTGCACCTGGATTCATGGGTTTAAATACCCAAGATTCTTCTGTTACACTTGAGAGTGGTTATGCTTCTATTGCTACTAATTGTATCATTGACAAATATGGTAGATTAGGTGCTAGAAAAGGTTGGGATGCTGTTACTACAAACAATGGTACATTAGCTGATAATGAGGCTATTGGTTCTATATTTGAATTTAAAGAGATAGATGGTACGATTAGTTATCTATCTGCTGGTGGTGGTAAATTATTTACAGGAACTGAGACTCTAACAGAGCACATTCCTAAGGCAGCAAATCAAACTACAAATGCTCCTATTACTCCTACAGATGATAGATGGCAATTTGCAGCGTTAGCTGAAGGTAGTAGTGCAACTGCTTCTTCTTATGGCTTTGCAGCACAGATTGGTAATCCATTCTTAGTATGGAGAAAACAAAACCATTCAGGTCCTTATATTTGGCAACGAATAGGGGATTATGGTGCTAAACCCTCAGGTATTACAACATTTGATCCTGACTGTGTATTAGCAGCTTTTGGTAGAATATGGGTAGCTAGAATGACTAGCCATAAACATACTCTTTATTATAGTAGATTATTAGATGGTGCTAACTTTACTGGCACTGGTTCAGGAATTATTGATATTAGTTCTGTTGTTGGTAATAATGATGAGATTACAGCACTAGCTTATCATAATAGTTATTTAGTTATATTCTGTAAGAATCACATTGTTATCTATCAAGGTGCCAATGATCCAACCACAATGACCTTAGCTGATGTGGTGGTAGGTGTAGGATGTGTAGCTAGAGATTCTGTACAAAGCACAGGTACTGATTTAATTTTCTTATCAAAGAGTGGTGTAAGAAGTTTTAACAGAACAGTGCAAGAGAATACAATGCCTCTTCGTGAACTCTCTTTAAATATTAGAGATGACTTAGTAGGATACTTAGCAGTTGAAACTGTGGAAAATATTAGAAGTGCTTATTATGAGAAAGATGCTTTCTATCTTCTAACATTTCCAGGTTCTAAAATTATGGTTTATTTTGACCTAAGACAAGTGCTACAAAATGGAGCTGCTAGAACTACATTATGGAATAATACAGCTGGTACAAGTTATACAGCATTTTGTTCTACAGAAGCTAGAGAATTATTCATAGGTCTTCCAGGTAAGATTGCTAAATACAATGGTTATTTAGATGGTACCAGTGAATATAATATGCAGTATTATACATCTAGCTCTGACTTAGGTAGTGCTACAACGAATAAGATGCTTAAAAAAGCATCATTAGTAATTATAGGTACAGGTGACCAAGACTTTTCATTTAAGTATGGTTATGACTATACATTAAATTATACTTCACAGCCTATTAATAGAAATTTAGGTACAGGTATCTATGCTACTTTTAATACTACTTTCCAATATAATATAGATAAATATTCTTCTGTAGGTATTGGTGTTAATACAATTAATGTACCTTTAGGTGGATCAGGCAAAGTAATACAATTTGGAGTTGAATCAACAATTAACGATAATCCAGTCTCTATACAAAAGATTGATGTTTATTTACAAACAGGGAAAATGATATAATGGCAAACTATACCAAGTCAACTAACTTCTTAGCAAAGGATTCATTAGCTTCAGGAGATCCAGCTAAAATTATTAAAGGTTCTGAATTTGATGTAGAGTTTAATGCTTTACAAACAGCAGTCAATAGTAAAGCTAATACTATTTCTCCTGCTTTAACTGGTACTCCAACAGCTCCAACAGCTTCTGCAGGAACTAATACAACACAAATAGCTACTACAGAGTTTGTACTTTCTAATTCAGTACCATCAGGTTTAATAGCTATTTGGTCAGGAAGTACAGGAACTATCCCAACAGGTTGGGTATTATGTAATGGATCTAATGGCACTCCTGATTTAAGAAATAGATTTGTAGTTGGTGCTGGTTCTACTTATGCTGTAGGTGCTACTGGAGGTAGTACAGATGCAGTAGTAGTAAGCCATACACATACTGCAACAGTAACCGACCCAACACATTCACATTGGGGATGGGGTGGCTCTGTTCGTACTAACACAAATAGTATAGGTGGAAATAATGATAATTCTACTTCTGGTAGTGGTCTAGTAGGTTTTGAAACTCTTTACGCAGCATCTACAGGCATTTCTGTAAGCAATAGTACAACAGGTGTAAGTGGTACAAATGCTAATTTACCTCCATATTATGCTTTATGCTACATTATGAAGAGTTAATGAGTAAGATAGAATATGTAAATCTTCTTTATAGGATTTATGGAAGTCCTAAAGAGAATAAAAAAAAGTTCATTGAAGAAGCATTAACTTGGGAATATTACCCAGTTTATAAGAATGATGTAGTAGTAGCTTTGTTTATGACTAAAAGGAATAATATCCATTGTGGATGTCTTCCTGAGTATAAAGGTAAGTGGTTTCCAATGAAAATGTATAAAAGATTATGTAAGAATATAATCTTAAAATATGGAAAAGCTGAAACATCTACTTTTCCTGAAACAAAAGAGTTCGTAGAAAGACTTGGGTTTAAGGAAGTAAGTAGAAATGAAAATGTTATTAATTTTATAAAAACAGAGGTTTAATATGAGTTTTGTATCAAAATTATTCGGTGGTAAAGATGCTCCTAAAGTCCCTGACTATCAAGCATCACCAATAACCACTCCGTATGGCACAGTGACCCCTTCAGGTGCTGGTGGTGTTAGTGTATCATTATCACCTGAATTACAGAAGTTTTTTAATTTATATACCTCTGCTGCTGAAAGAGCTCTTCCTTCTGAAGAGCAATTAAGCTTTGCTGGTGATGTCTCTGAAATGGGGCAAGGTTTATTCTCTAGAGGTGCTGGTACAGATATTGGTGCTAAGACAAGAGACTACTATAACCAAGTAATTTCTAGTATGGAGCCACAAAGAGCTCAAGAAGAATCTAGACTTGCGGATACATTATTCTCACAAGGTCGTACAGGGACTGGTGTTGGAGTTAGTGGTGGTGGTTATATTAACCCTGAACAATATTCTTTATTTAAAGCAAGAGAAGAAGCTAACAGAAATATCTATTTAGGTGCTGAAGATAGAGCAAGACAACAACAGATTGATGACCTTAGAAATGCTTTAGGTATCTATGGTACTGGGCAAGAACTTGCTGTAGCTCCTTTAACAACTGCAGCTGGCTTATTAGGAACTGGTATTAACATAGCAAGTCTTCCTTCACAATATATTCCATATTCATTACAAGCTGGTCAGAATGTAACTGGTGTAAATCAAGTGAATGCTCAAATTGAAGCTCAAAATCAAGCTAATCGTCTTGGCTTTTGGGGTGGTCTCATTGGTTCAACAGTAAGTGCATTTAATCCATTCAGTAAACTAGGTGGTTTATTTGGTGGAAGTACTCCTGCTCCTACTTCAGGTGGCGGTGCATTTACTGGTGGAATTAAACTACCTAGATATTAATTAAGGAAAAATTATGGCTGGAATCGTACCTAGTTTATTTGGACCTACTCCACAAGAGTTAGAATCTCAAAGAAGACAGCAACAAGCTGACCTACTAAAAGCTTATGCTGCTCAAGGTCCTAGAGCTGCTGCTGGAGCAGGTGTTGGCACATTAATTGGTCAAGGTCTTAATGCTTTATTTGGCACACAAGATCCTGAGATTAGGAGAGCCAATGATGTCTATAAAGTATTACAAACCACTCAACAAGAACTAGGTGATGGTGTATCTGATCCTAACATTCTTTATCCTACACTTCAAAAGAGATTCACAGAAGCAGGTTTCCCTGACATTGCTGCTAAGGTAGCTGAAGAAGGGTCTTCTAAGATTATTGATTGGAATACTAAACAAGCTACTATTAAGCAAAAAGAGTTTGATCTAAAACAAGATCAAGATGCTAAAGTAGCTTTACAAGAACTAAATACTAAAGCTGCTGAAGAGGGTAGAACTCCTACTAGCGAAGAAATTATTAGTACACTTTCAACTTATTTACCTGCTGAAAAACTTGCTCCATTGATCCAAACTTCTGCTGATAAAGCTGCATGGAGAGATGTACAAATTAGACAAATGGAAATTCAACATCAAGATAGAATTCAAGCAGCTAAAGATAGACAGGCTGATCGTAAAGAATTAGAAGCAATTAGACAAGAGAATAAAAAAGAACTTGCTACATTAACAGCTTCTCTTAAGCCAAAAGGTGGTTCAACATCTGTATATGAAAAAGGTTATGCAAATAACTTTGTAACATCATCTGCTGAACTTGTACCTGCTACTTCTAACTTAAACATCTTAACTCAAGGTGGTGTATCTCCTATTACAGCAGGTGTATTCACTAACCTTAAAGGTACTGGTTTACTATCAGCTACTGGTGCTGCATTTGGTAATACTATTACTTCTGCAGAAGCTGGTCAATATGAATCCATTATGCTTCCAGTGATACAAAACATTGGTACAATGCAAAATGCTGGTAGAAGAACTACAATTGCTCAATTAGATAATCTAAAGAATGCTCTTATTGCTAAACCAGGTCAACCTTATGTTGTTCAAATACAAAAGATGGGTGAACTTCGTCAGATTGCTGAAGCAGCAACTGAAGCAGCTATGGCTAACCCAGCTTTATCTGATGAACAAAAAGCATTGGTTAAAGGTAATCTAGAGAAAGTTAAAACAGCTATTCCATTTACTGGTGCTGATGTAGCTAAGTTTAGTGTTTATTCTAAGAAGAATCCTAATGTTAAATTTAAAGATTGGCTAAAAGAGAATGGATCTGAAAAGAATATTCCTGAGAAAGCACCTCAAGCAGCTCTAGATAAGTTAGCTAGTGATAGGTCATTAGCTCCTGCATTTAAAGCTAAGTATGGATATTTACCTGAAGGATATTAAGCATGGCTGAAAAAAATCCGTTTGACGAATTAGAAACAACTGCTCCTACTGTAGAAGGTAATCCATTCGATCAGTTTGATAGCCTTCCTACAGCTGATTTAGCTACAGTTGAGTCTGCTGTTGAACAATCTACTCCTAGTGGTTTCTTTGATCCTACAGCACCACAAGACTTTAGTCTTAAAAATGTAGCTGTTGGTGCAGGTATTGGAGCTGGTGTAGGTACTTTAATTGGTGGTTTCCCATTCGGTACATTAGGTGGAGCTGTCTCAGGTGCCGCTGGCACTGGAGCTGGTGAAGTTACTCGTACTATGGGTGCATCTCCTGCTACTCAAATAGGTACAGAAATAGTTGCTGGTGGTCTTCCAAGTGCTATTAAAAAGTTTGGTACTAAAGCCTTAGGCTTAGTGACATGGAAAGGTGAAAGACTTTCTAGTATGCTAAAGAGTACTTCAGATGAAGAGTTTGCAGCATTAGCAGCTAAAGAAAAGACATTTGGTTCTCCTACATTTAAAGGTTTATATACAACAAAGAACTCTGACTTAACACAAAGTGCCATAAAGAGTGACTTACTGAATAGTGGAGTTCAAGTAGCTGATGATGAACTTGCTTCTACAGCTGTTAGAAAACAATTATATGCTAATATGAAGGCTAACAATCCATTTGTTAAGTCAACTGAATATGCTGAACTAGGAGATGAGATTGCTGCTTTAAGAGCTAGAAATCTTATTAGCCCTGTTGAAGAAAAGAACCTAGAGAAGATTTTAAAGAATCAACTTAATACTAATCCTAAGATAGCTAATACAGCTAACCAAGATATTCTTAACCTTATCCAAAATGGTGGTACATACACTGTTGAAGGTCAAACAAAGGCTATGATTTCTCCTGATGCTCAAAGAGTACTAAGAGATCAATTCAATAAGTACCTTGAAAGAAACACTGGTAAGAAGGGCTATGACTATCTAAAAGGAATTGAACAGCAAGAGTTTATTGCTTCTGCAAGAGATAGTATTCCTACACTAGTTGCTACTAAATTTACTAAACTAGATGAGCCATATAAACTAGCTTTATCTAATATTGCTAAATCACCTGAAGGTAAGATGGAGTTTGCTAAGGCAGTTGATCAACACTTCTATAACTTAGGTGAGACAGTAGAAGTAGCTGGTAAGCAAGTAGGTAAAGAAATATCCCCTGATAAGCTTATGAAAGAGTTTATTCGTTTAAGACCTGCTATTGAAGAAAGTGGTGTAATGTCAAGACCACAATTAGAAGAACTTACTAGAAGAATCTCAGGACTACCCTCTATGGCTGATAAAGCTTTATCTAAGAAGTATATCACTGACATTATTAGAGGATCATTAATTGGTGCTGGTGCATCTCAGGTTTCTAGTACTAAGCCTGTAGTACTTCCTATGTAATAAAAAAGGGGCTTACTGCCCCTTAATTATTTAGCCATCATATACAATCCTACATTTGCTAAAGCATATCCAAAGTAGCACAGACTCATTCCACCGTTGCCTACATAAAATTGCTCAGCACTTATATACGCATAAATGAGCCCTGTAATAATAATTAGTATATGACTCATTTACTTTACTCTCCCTCTTCATCCCATTCAATCATAAATCGAATGATTAGAAGATCAAGTAGTAGTATCCAACCTTTACCTTTCCTACCTATCTGTTTATAACTCATGTGTTCAATACCTAAATTAACACCACTGATTAGTTCTGATCCAAAATAATACATTAGTTTACCTCGCAAGTTCCGCCAGCACAAGCCAAGTTATCTTTAGCTTCTGTATGGTCGTCAGTTTCAATTACTTTCGTTAAGTCTATCTCTTGAAGATGTTTAAACATTTCATCGAAGGTTTCTTTAGTACAATCTTCAAATGGAGCTTGAACATAAGTGCCTCCATCGTAAGGTAGTACAGAGATACCAGTATAGTTATAACGATTCTCCCACATCCATTTACCACATTCGTCCCACTCATCATTCTTTAGAGAGATAGTGCATGATACATTATGCTTATTATCACCTCTATTATTACCATTAGCTACCCATTCTATATTAAAGCGTTTAACTCTTTCTAAGATGTCTTTATAGCTTTCAGTGCGAAGGATAGAACCTTCAGGAGCTTTCTGAGGGAAACTCATAACAGCTTCTAAGTGGGGCTTCCACACACAGTCTTCTATAAGACTAGGTACTGTTGATGTCATATATCTATATAATGGTTCATTCTTACCTACACGCATTCTACGAACATAATAGTCATTATGCCAAGCATGAATACCACTACTGCTACCAAGTACAAGAGAAGTAGTGCCAGCAGGTTTAACTGTAGTAATTCTAGCGGACTCATTGATGCCAATGATGTTAGCCACTCGTTTATTTTCTTCCTTAGTAACATTGGCAGCCTCAGCTAAGTTAAGTTTAAGAACACCACCTGAAGCAATACCAGTCATAGAAACACCTAGTAGTGCATCTTCTTCTGAAGTTTCTTTCCATACACTTCTTAGATAATGGAAGTCAGTATAACCAGCTTGTAATGTACCAATGAATGTAGCAGCTTTAACACGATCATTTAGTTCTTCTTGTGTCGTTACATCTGATACATTAACCTCAACTAAGTTACAATAGGAGTTAGGTCTTAAACTAATCTCAGCACATGGGTTAGTACCCACATCATAGTTATTAGTCCAAAACACTCCAGGTTCACCTGCACCTGATTGTTCTACTCGTCTCCAAATAGCAAACCACTCTTCTTCTGTAATCTCATCACGATTTAAAGCTACTGAGTTATTAGCTCTGCCTCGTTGTGGGTTAAGTTCATACCATGTACCACTCTTAGCTGACATCATATCCATATCATCTTTATCGAATAAAGAGATTAGGGCAGCTCTACGAATACCTCCTGATAGCACAGCATCAGCAATATGGCAGATCATATCATGTACTTCGATAGGTTCTAGCTTACGACCAACAGCATTGTTTAATACACTACGAAGCTTATCTAAACAGATGCGTAATGGGTCAGGACCTGGTGCCTTACCTCCTGAAGTAATGAGTCTAGCACCTTTAGGTCTAATATCTCTAAAGTCAAATACTGGGTCAGATTTACCAAGGGTATAGGACTTAATTAATACTTTAATAGAATCAGCCCAACCCTCAATAGAATCTCCTACCAAGAATCGTCGTTGTTTAGCGGATGGACCAACGATAGTAGGGAGTCTATCTGTGTGTCTGCGTTGTACGCTAAATCCCACTCCACTTCCGCCAAGTAAGTTAAACATTGTCTCGCTGAAAACGGCAGGATGATCGACAGGGGAATAAGCACAATTGAACATACGATTATTGCTAAGTTCAATAGGAGTACCTCCAAATTGTAAACTACGCATAGAAGGCAATACTTGACGATTGTAAACATATTTGTAAACATCTTTAATTTCCTCTTTCAATTGTGGGTACTTTTTCATGTGCATAACCATGTTACGACTAACAAGCTCTTCCCAAGTTTCTCTTCGTTGAGCTTCAGGGACATACTTAGCATATTTATTAAATATGGTGATGTCACTTAATATCTTTTGACTTTTATCCATTATCTTCTTTCTTATAGCGTAGTTATATAAATTAATCGGAGGAAGTGTTATCTCCAAGTTCCAATTCATTGACCAATCTCTCGAACCTATCTTCAATTTTGTCTTGGAAGGCATAGACTAAATCCTCAGTAGTAAGTCCTAGAAGGTCAATTAAATCTACTTCTGAAACTTGTTCAATAATCTTTTCTTGTAATTCTGTTAATGTTATCATGTTTTCAATTCTTTTAATAGCTCTACATAGTGAATGACTTTATCTAGGTCAGCTTTACCGCCCTTGTCTTTCCATCTGCAGATATATTTAATTATGTTTCCTTCTATAAAAGGTATATTGTTTTTAGTTATAAACTCTATGGGTTGTATAGTAAATTTCTTATAATGGTCTCCTCCTACTTGTTTACTAAGCGATGTTGACATACTTCTCTCCTGTTTTATGGCTAATACTCTTAGTACCTCTGAACCAATTTCCACATCCTTGGCATTGGAAGCGTTGATACTTAGCATTAGTTGTTATTGCATATCCTCTCTTCTGATGATGTTTTCCACCACAATTAGGGCAGACTAAACCATCTTCAGACAAGACAGATAAATTCAAGTGATTCTTAATCCATGGTTTAAAGCGTTGATAGACATTCTCTAAGAGTACTACATCATTCTTATTGTACTTCTCCATTGTCTTCCAAGCTTGTGGATCTTTGTTTAAACATTTAATCCAAAGCTCATGTCCCTCATGTGCTACTTTCTTACCAAGTCCTAAAGCTTGAGAAACATAGTCTAGTTTGTTAGAAACAAATCTAAACTGTCTCTTAGCCACTTGTAATAGATCAATCTGTTTAAATGGAGCAGGAGGTGTCATACCATTTAAGATAAAGTCTTTATTGAGGGTAGGAATATCGAATCTAGCCCCATTATAGTGAATGACTGCATCAGCCTCGTCTAGAAGTTTGTGAATACCTTGTAGCATCTTCTTTTGTGACGACTTATTCACTGAATCAAATATAACTTCTTTCTTACCTAACCACTTAGCTGCATAGCAGAGTGTTGTAGAGCTTTCAAGGATTTGATTCAATCCAATGTTCTGATCCCAAATGCCCCACGCATGGACAGTGTTGGGACTTGTCTCTATATCTAGCAATAGTATTTTACTCGTCATTAAACTGTTCTCCATTAGGTTTAGCTACACCATCTTTAAATCGCTTCTCTACTTCACCTGTACTTTTATTCAACTCATACTCATAATGGTCTCCTGTGTTACCATTCTGCGAGATCACATCAATTCTTGATTGCTTCTTACCGAATATGCGTTCAAAGTTTTCTTCACCTTGTTTAGTAAAGAATCCTTTTGTTTGAATGCTGTCACCTGTTATATCATTCTTACTCATTGTAACTTCCCTTCATATACCCAATCAGGAAGATAGTGCAAGTATATTTCATGACCTTCTTCCGTTTGTTCTAAAACACAATTTCTTACTATATAATTTGCTACCATCTTTAACAACACTTCTTCTTCTTGTTCGTCTATCTCTACACTCTCGAAAGAGCCATCAGCTTTTAGTCCTTTTACTAACACGCTTTACCCTTTCCGTTTTTGTTTTTTCGTCATGACAACCTTTGCAGAGTACTTGTAAATTATCCGATGAACAAAAGAGCCGTGCAATAAATATATCCCACGACTCGAATCCTTTTTTAGGGCACACCACAGGAAGTATGTGATCCACCTGAACCTCCTTAGCAGGGAAATGCCCTTTGCATCCAGCACATTCATAGTGCATAGCCAAGCGTTGAGATTTGTCGTTAATTTTTTTACCAACTTGAGCTTCTTTAAGAGATTCATATTTTGGAGGATACCTTCTAAAACCACCTCGTAAGGTAGAAGTTATAAATGATTTTAAGCGACCTTCAGTCCATTCTTTATTCGCCATTAGCTAGTCTTTCAAAATGATGTTGATAGTCATCATCTAGTGATCTTAAGATGTATAAACATCTTCCATTCATTATCATCCACTCATCATTTTCATACATCTCTCTAACAGTAGAAAACATTTCTTGCTCTGTAAAACACTCAGCAAGGGCTTTCTTAGCCTTCACTGGTCCAATCCCTGCTATACCTTTTATGTTATCAGAAGTATCACCTGTTAATAGTTGAGTGTAAAAGTTTCTAAGTCCAGTTT